TCGCACACCAGGGGAAGCTCGCCGGTATAGTGTTTGTTTTCGTGGCCGCAGATAAACTCGGCCAGTTCGATGATCGCTTCTTCTTCGGCGGCTTCTTCCTGGGGTCCGTGTACCATACAGAACTCGGACCCAGGCAGGGCGTTCGCTTTGCAGGGATTACCCGCTTTGGTTGTTGCCTGACATTTAGCCATTATGTACCTGCTTTCTAGGCTTCCAGAGAGGTTGAAACTTCGATCCGTCCGAGCCAATTCTCGGAGATGCGGCCAAAGCCGCCGTACCATTTCCAACCCAGGGAAACCCACTGGTTGAGTAGACCTTGTTCCATCGGTCCAACCATCTGCCCAAACTCGCCGTTGCCCATATCAGAAGCATAGGCTTTGGCAATCGAGAAGGGGCCGCCACACAGAACGGGGTAGGCGCTGTCGGCGTTGCGGACGGCCACACCGGAAGCGTGGGCGTACTGCAAGCCGCCATTGTCTGCGCCGCCGACGATGGTAATGTCGGTGCCGCTTTCTGAGATATAGCGTACTCGCTCGTTGTTGGGGTAGAAGGTCGTGCCAGTTTCCTCGGTGCCGATATTCAACCATTCGCCGCTGGACAGGTTGGTAGCGGAAGCCACGGAGATCGTGGTCGCTAACTGGGTCGCAGCCGCGGATAGGGTTGTAGCGCCCGAGGTGCCGTTGTCGGCGCCGGCGCCCATGAAGATCTTGGCGTAAGGGCTGGCAACGATGCGGAACTGGTCAATCATACCGAGCTCGTCCCGCCCGAACACAATACCGGCATTCTGGTATTCTGCTACGGCGACGGGGATGGTGTCGGTACGGAGATCGTAGTACACATCCAGGGGCATAAGCGCCAGCCAGGAAGGTGAACTACCGACGTTGTAAGTTACTCCCGGTACGGCATCGCCGTAGTCGGCTTCGTACATCGGGGTACGCAGGGCCGCCAATCGGTTGCCCATCTTTTGCAGTTGCAGGTAGTTCATGCGGTGCGTCGAAGTCCCGGCGTCCAAACTGGCGCGGGCTGCGGTGCGCTGAACGACCGAGCCAGCCAGAGCGGTGTCGATCAGGTTGGCTTCGATGGTTTCCTGCATGTTCTCACCGACGATCATCGCCCGTTTGGCGGCGTAGTCGGTGTAAACTTCTAAGAGTAACTTCTCGCTATCTTGGATAGCTTCACCACGCGAGGTGGTTGTCATGGATGCGGTCGTATCTACCAGGGTTTGCGGGGTGATGTCTACGGTTTCACTGATTGCCGTGGTGCCGGGGGCCATGCGTCCCAGGAAGGGGACCACAATGGAACTCTGGCGCTGTAAGACGGTGCGATCTGTTGAGATCGGGTACGTGAAATAGTTGTAGACACGCCGACGCATAGCACCAGTGATATACGACTCAACATATTGCGCTCTCAGTGAGTTGCTGAGATTGGTTGTCGTGGACATGGTTTTATCCTATGGTCTTATGATGTCCTCCGCTTCAATTCTTTTGCCAGCTTCTTGCGTTCTTCGATGTTCTTCGTCGGGTTCGCTTGCAGTTCGGTCAGGCGGTCAGCCAGATCGTCATTGCTCATACTGTCGTAGTCGGTAGCGACGGCGTTGCCAGAAGGGGCAGGCGGTTTGTCGGCGGGGGAGGGTGGCTTGGTTCCGGCCTTGCGCTCGACGGCCCACTGGGTTGCTTTTGAAGCGGCCTCAATCGGGTCGCTCCAATCCAGACTACTGAGGTAGTCATCGAAACCGGGGGTCGTTTCTGCCAGGCCGGTATTGGTCAAGATCTTCTGTCGCGCCTTCGCCAAATCTACCTGCTGCCCAGCGGGTTTATCTGGCGCCCGATTGGGGATCTCTAGGGTCCCTGATTGGAAGGCTTGAAGCATGTCTTCCATGGCAATCTTGGTCTGGGCTTCGTGGATTTCTTCGGGGGTGTGACCAAGCGCCTTGGCTAATCGGGCTAGATCGCCGCCCTGTTCTTCCAAGGTTGTTTGAATTTCTGCAATGCGCTTATCTTTCACGCTCTGCGTACTGCTCTTGAACTTCGGATGGTCAAGGATAGCGTCTATTAGGGCGTCAACATCTGGACCACCAGAAGTGGGGCTGTCCGGTACCTGTTGTGAAGCGCCAGAATTGGGCGATCCTGACTGCTCCTGTACAGTTCCCGCGCTCTCCGGGTTGTCTGTCATCTTGTATTTCTCCTTTCGGTTTGTAAAGTGCATCTATGACCGTTCAGGTCGCTCAGTCGTATCGTGCTGTTATTCGTCTGATACCGACTAGAATAATCACGGTGCGTAAGTGCGTAACTCACATTTAGGGGATCAGCCCCAAAAGGCTTTACCCGATACTAACGTCTTAGTGACGAACTGCCCTCAATGCGGTCATAGATTTATAGAGATTATAACAAACTACTGGGCATTACCGACTAACTGGATCATTTCTTCCAGGGAAATTCCCAGGTCGTCGGCGATATCTTCCAGGTAATCTTCGGCGCCAACGGGGATGTCGCCGCTCTTTAGGACTGCGGCGGTTGACTCTGATCCAAGTACATATTTCCACTGGTCATAAGTGAAACCTTCGTAGATTGATCGCTGCTCGGTAAGCTGTTCGTAAAGCTGCTGAGCGCCAATACTTTCAAGGTCGGCGTCCTGCCTGAACCAGGCGGGCTTAGACTCCGGTAAGTTCTTATTGAAGTCGGCCATCTCCTGAGCGATACGCTCGCTCCAGGTATCGCGGATTTCATAGTAGCGCTCGAATGTATTTTTATTCTGTTTATAGAAACTGCGGTAGTTTCCGTCGGTGTCTTTCAAGAAATAATACTGGTCCCAGAGATCCCAAACGTCGCCGAGTTCAGCTTCTATCTGGTCGTACATCATACCTTTATAGTAGCCTTCGACCTTGTCGACGCCGCCGTAGTAGGCCGCCAACAGGGGGTTTTCTATGATATAGCGGGTGCGCCAGTCCATTGCCTGCTCGATAATCGGGTTGCTTTCCAGGAAGGCGCGGGCGGCCTCTCTTTCCTGCTGGCTCTCGCCGGTCATCTGGTAGTAAACATCTACTCGCTCCCAGATATCATCGCCGAATCTGCTCTCGGCTTCCTTGAGCATCTTTGAATAGTTGTTACGGGCATCGTCCCACTCGCTTTGGGTAGCATCGTCGGGAAGATCAAGGAGCGCAGAGATATCTATAATCCCCGAGAGGAAGCGCTGTCGGTCTGTCTCGGTCCAGTCTTCGATATGTCCTTTATCGTCGTAGAACTTACCCAGTAAATCAGGCGGGACGCCGACTACTTCGGCGATATCGGACGACTGACCTGGCGGGATCCGAGACAGGACGTTATAAGCAAAGGCCCGGTCACGCGCCAGCCCGCCTTTTTTAGCGATCAGCAGGGCGTCCATAAAAGGATACTGGTTTCTCAGGTCGCTCACGGCGGTCCTAAAATCTTCCGGTGACATCAGCGGCTCTTGCTGCCAGAGCATATTGTAGTCCTGGTAAAAGCGGTCGATCTGCATGTCTTCTTGTGAGCGGGCCTTGAAACCAACACCCATAAAGAAGCTGGCAACCTGTCCCCAGTTGCGCCACTGGGCGGCGTTCTGCCGGGCCTGGTCCCAGACCTCGCCGCTTTGAAGGCGGGCGGCGTCGTCGGCCTGCGCTTCGGTAATCGTGCCGTCGTCAACCATCGCCGCTAAAGCGCGCCCAATCCGGCGGCGCTCGTAGGGATCTGTGCCGCCCGAGAAATATAAGACCGAGGGGTCAGTCTCGACCCCGCCAGGGCGGATATTTAATATCGAAGTCAGCGCCTTAAAGGTAGCGCTTTGTGGTATCAGTCGTCCAGCCCACCTCCCGGCGGCTTCGTTGTAGTCTTCGGCGCTTACGTCCCGCCCTTCCCAGGTACCCACCGCACCGCTCTCTCCCTTCTTATGCAGGGCAATCGCGGTCGCAATCGACAAAGGCGTCCAGATCGAAGGGCCAAAACGACCGATATAATCCATCGTTGAAGTCCACCAATCCACGCGCTTGTAAGGGTCGTCGAAGTCAATCCCCAGCATACCGTTGAGCGGGTTGAGGGTCGCTTCCAGGTTGAAGAATAAGGGGTTGTCGCTGTTCAGTCCAAGCAGTTCATTGGTATTAACATTGTATTTCCACCACTCCGGCGCTCCGGCGTGGATCTTAGACATATTGTCTTTGTATTTAGCGTAAGCCGCAATCCAACCTGGGTTCTTCCAGATCCGAGAAGTAAACCATTTCGCATAAGTTCTTGAATACCAGAAGTTATAGGGCATCACATAGGAAGTCAGCAGGTCGAAGTTGCGCTTAGCGGGGTAGTCGTGCAGGGTAAAGGCGCGGGCTTCGTTGGCGTACTGCGAAGCAATCAAGCGCGCTTCCTGTATTCTTTCCTTGGCGGTTTTAGCCCAATCATCTAAGCGGGCGCCCATGTCTCCGGTCAGCGAAGCGGGTTCCACGTTGCCGTAGTTCTTCCGCATCCCCGCCTTGACTTTCTCCAGGGTTTCGGCGATCCCGTCTAACTGCTCGGTAAGATAGCGGGCCTTTGAGGGGGTGCGCCCATCGTAAGGCGGAACGACCGGGGTGTCGATGGTCTCTCCGATAAATTTTCTGCCTGCCTGAATCGCTTCTTCGGTCACTTCACCGACCACCTGGGCGGCTTCCGCTGGTTTCTCCTGTCCAAGAAGCAGGTACAGGTCTTCGATAACCGGACCCAGACCCTTCTCGGTCCTCATATTTTCCAGGGCGCGCCAGGCATCTTCGATCTTGATATTGTCGAGCGAGTCTAATTCTAGTTCGCTGTACTTATTGAGAGTCTGTAAGATATGGCTGTCGTAGGGTTTACCTGCGTCCGTGATCGTACCGATACCGTAGCGGCTGGCCAATATCCTCACCGCTTTGGCTTCGTTTTCCTGCACCAGCGCACCGCGCAGCATCGAAGACAGGCGGTACATCTTGTTGTCAGCGGCGATCACAACATCATCTAATGTGCGGGCGTGTTCCCAGACCGAGCGGGCTTCTTCGAGATACTTAGAAGTATCTACTTCCGTAAGCGCACCGAGTTGGTTGAGAAAAGCCTCTGACTTGGCGGCGATAATATCCCTGGTTCCCTGCCAGGCGGCGCGCCGTTCTGGGTTTCCGTACTGGTCCCAGAGCGCATTGAGCAGGTCGCGTTTGCGTAAATTCGGGGGCGGATCGGCGGGGATACCGATCTTATTCCAGTATTCCAGCCAGTTGCCGCCCTCTGCGTTGCGGATTTCTTCGGTGTACGCCCAGATCTTGCGGGTAAACTGCTTGTCTTCTTTACCAGCTAAAGCCCGAATAGAGCCCTGCAGAATATCAGAGAAGCGCTTCTCTAACTGTTCGATGTCCTGAATAAGGTCGGGGCGCAGCCTGCCGATTTCCCGCTGGGCGTTGATAATCGCCTGCTGGTAGGCGTCCATCGTGTTCGAGTTGGCTACCAGCTGGTTGTTGGTCAGGATCTTCTGCGGCTCGGTGGAGTAGCGCCAGCCGACCGCCTGGTCTTCCAGCATCATAAATTCGGCGCCGTCGGGAGGGTCATCTAAGTTGACCCCGGCGTGTTCACTGGTGACATCGGAGGCCTTAGACTTAACGGCTTCAAATAGTTCGTCGATCCTGGAAAGCTGGTCGTCCAATGTTTCGCCGGTCTTGACGGCGTCGGCGACATCATCGTAAATCTCGAAGTTGTGCAGGGCTTCGGTAGTGGCGGGATTGAGCCACTGGAGAGTTGAATACACATCAATATTACCGGTCTTGGCGGCGCGCAGGAACTGCTTGACAGCGGCGTCAACGTTTCCTTTGTTGCCGACCACCAGAGACATCAGCGTCTCGGTAGCCTGGTTGCTGAAACCGGCGTCGATCAGGGGTTTGATATCCGGCAGGGCTTTGCCGGGCGTAATCATACGACGCATCGCGTCATCAACGGCGTGTCCGATAACGCGCATTCCGGCGCGCTGCTCGAACTTCTCCGATACCCTGGAAAACGCCTGGAACCACTTCTCGTCACTACCGCCGCCGCGCAGGATACTGGCCAGGCTGCGGCCCTCCTGTACGCCAGACAGCGTCTCTCCGATTTCGGAAGCGTGCAGCGCCATACCCATCTTGGTGCCGCGCGGGGCGGTCACCCCCCAGTCGCTGATGACATTCAGCCAGCGGTCAGGATTGAATAGAGTTCCCTTTCCAAAGGCCTCCACGCCTTCATCGACGACAATATGCAGGTTGTTGGTGAGCGCATTTCGGAAAGCGTAGCCGGGAGAAAGTCCCATATAGATCCCGGCGAAGAAGCGGTTTATCGGCTGGTAGATCTTCTCCTGTGCGGCGGCGTGGACGCCTGCTATCGCCCTCTGTATCGGGTTGACTTCCTGACCGGCATCGACCATCTGCTTGATGGTGGGGAACATCTGCTCTAGGGCGGCGCTGTTCTTCTTGTCCATCCAGGCGACCAGGTCGTCGATGCTCCCGGCCTCGGTGGCGTTCTCAAACTCTTTAAGATACCCTGACCAGTCGATATTACCCGCGCCGTCGTCCAGCATCCGGCGCATCACGATCCCGAGTTCCTGGCCGGCCCTGGAAAATAAAGGCTTCGGGGTGGGCTGGTTGAGCAGGACCGAGATTCCCGCCGATACTTCGCTCTCGTTTCCGCTGGCGACCTGCGCCAGGGCATGGAATACGTCGATAGCGTCGTCGGGATTATCGGAGTAGCGTGCTACCCAGTTGACTAGTTCCCCGGTGCGCCTGCCAACATGGAACTGTTTACCGGACTGGGTCAGCGAGAACAGACCGCGCTCTTTACTAAAGTCGTCCAGGCTGTTGGCGACCTTGGCGCTTTCTTCTATCTGACTGGCAATCAGTTTGATGAAACTCTCCGACCCCTGGGCGTCGTCGGCGTAGCGCGCCAGGTCGATAGCGTCATCCAGTCCCTTAGAGACATTGACCATTTCGTCGGCCACGCTGGAAAGTTTGCGGGTTGCGCTGGCGCCCTTAGAGAACATACCGACCAGGTTGGTCGGGTCCAGCACCAGGCGCCCGCCAAATTCAGCCGAGGGGATCTCTAGTTCTTCGGCCAGCGTCTCGGCGAACTGGTAGTCTCCGGCGTTGTAGCGCCGCAGGTACTCAGCTTTCAGGGCTTCGTCGTGAAAGATCGAGTACGCCATACGGCTGGCCTGCCAGTTCTCAGAGATGATGTCGCGTACTTCCCCGTATGTTTTCTTAGGAGCGGTAGCGGCGCGGGCGGTGTTGTAAGCCAGGACGCCGGGGTTGAGTTCTTCCAGCCAGGACAGCCAGGGCGGGAGATGGCGCATAAAGTTGGGGCTGCGGTATTCTTCGATAGATGATCCGTCTCCCAACTGCTCTAAGGTCTGCTCTGCGGTTCCCAGGACGCGCTCGCCGTACTTAGAGGCGATATCAAAGGCCCCGATGGCAGCCTGGAGGGTACCCACAAGGCCACGACCGGCGTATTTCAGGCCGCCGGGAGCTTGCGCTAAGTTGCTGCCCAGCCAGTCACCGAACTTAGAGATCGTATCGAAAGTCGGCATATTGTACTGCGACCCCAATATATCTGGTTTTACTTCGGTGGTTTCTCTGACAGAACTAAAATCCAGCGGCTCTTTGTCGGGCTGGTTCCAGGTAGACTTGATCTGGTTCCAGAGTCCCGTAAACCCTTCGCCGTAGTAGGGCTGTCCGTTGGGACGCCAGCCCAGCGCGCCGTTAGGCAGCGGGTCGCCTTCCGGTGAAGTTGGAGAACTGCGGTAGTTCCAGTCCTGCGGGAGATCGTACATCTCCCGGTTGTCCGGTCCCGTCCAGGTGGGCAGGGCGCCGTTGTTCTGCGGCGTCGGTGGGCGCTGTGACCTTCTCGCCAGCGATTCCCCGGCCTGCGTAAATTTCCAGTTGGGCATTTATATTCTCCAGGAAACCAGGTTCATATAAGCGTTGTAGCTTCTGGTGCCGCCTGCCCGGCTTGGATAACTGTAGCTTCCATATCCACTTCCTCCGCCGCCGCCACCACTACCACCGCCATAATAACGCGGTGGGGTATAGCCGGTATATCCGCTGTAAGACGCAGATGGTCGCACGGCCTGACTGGCAACTTCGTCGGCAGGTTCAACTAGGCCGAGCAGCCACATCATCGTCAGAGTGGTATCGTCCAGTTTAGCCAGATCCTCGGGCGAAGTAATATTATTACGCTTCATCCAGGGTTCCAGCCAGGTATAGTCGCGGTCGCTGTAGACCGTTCCTGTAATCAGTTGGTTGCGCTGTCTGCGCTTCGCCAGCTGCTCCGGTGTTTCTCCGGTCGGAAACTCACCGTACTGGTCTACATATTGCCCCTGTCGGAAGCGGCGCTCGGAGGCGGTTTCTCCCTGTGCGGATGTCTCGGGTGTATTCTGTAAACTACCTAACATTCCGGCTGCCAGGGCAGAGCCGGGAGAATTGACAGCCTGAAAAGCTAAGGGGGCGGCGGCCTGCTGGCGGCGGTCAGGCTGAATAATTCTCCTGCCGTACTGAGATCCATACTGTCCATAAAGGAACTGGCGCCCAGCGTTAGTGTTAGCCTGTTCGGGGGTTAGTTGGGTGTAACCGCGCCCCCTTCTTGGGTCGGCTCTTCCGACCTGCTGCACCCTACCGCGCGCATAATAAGCATTCATCTGCTCCCGCTGACGCTGGGCGTTTTCTTCTACGGGTACGTCTTTGCGGATATTTCTCTCGGGGTAGAAATAGTAATAGAAGTCCTGCTCGGGAAGCTGCATCCCCTGGCGTTCTCCGACCCGGTCCTTGGTGTATAGGTTGGGCATCATCGGTACGCTGGGGTTAGCAGCGCGAGAATAGTTTGTCGTTCTGGCGCCCGATGTCTGTGTCGTCGTGGGTCTGCTTCCGTACTGGTTGGCGTAGAAATTCTCTATTGGAGAAGACATTGTACCCATAGTTTGCGGGACATTTTGTGGGACATTTTGCTGCCCGATATTACTCTTTGCTTTCCAGTAAGCGTCGGTGGGGTTACCGTACTGATCGACTTCACCCCTTTCTCGGGCGACTTCCTGATCAGAGAGGCGCACCCGGCTAACATCTATATCCGGCACCCGAATCGTCATGCCGCGCGTAAAGCGGGTCACGCCTGGGTTGGCGGCTTTCAGGATCGCGTAGGCGCGCTGACCGCGTTTGCCGCCGTAGATATCTCCGGCGACGGCCCACCAGTTTGTATAGTCGTCAGTAAGTTTGATCTTCCTGGTCTTCGCCATTGGGTTGCTCCGCTAACTGCTCTAATAATTCAGCGGGGACCTCGACTTCTTCGGGTTCGCCCGCATACATCGCGTCAAAATCTTTTCGCATCCTGGCAGCCTGCGCGATAGCGACCAGTCTCATGCGGTCAATCTGTAGTCGGTTGAGCATCTTAGACCTCCGCGATTGGTTCGCCGCCGGAAGTGACGCCGTTGAGTTCTTCACGGGTCAGGCCGGAAGCGGCCACGCCGGGCGGGGTGCCGCCCATGTTCGGGTCGAAGCCCTGCCCTTCCACGTTGCTAAAGCCGGGGCTGGGCGGCGATCCCTGCATCATATTCTGCATACTCATCTGCGCCTGCTGGGCCTGCTGTTGGATCTCTAACTGCCTCTGCTGGGAGAGCAGCTGGACTTCTTCCCTGAGCATGTCCTCGAAGTAGCGCTCTAAGATCGCCTGTTCGGGGTCGCTGACGTTCAGGTCTTCCAATACTCGGGCTAACGGGTAGCCTAATTGGAGCATCAGGGTCCCGGCGTTGATACGCTGCATGAAGTCGGTCGGGGCGCTGGCGTTCAACTCAACGTCGATATACAGGCCGGTGGTTGAAAAGTCGTCCTTGGTAATCGAGAACTGCTTACCCTGCTCGTTCTTACCGGTGCCGTAGGCGGTCATCTGTCCGTCTCGGGCGTCGATCCAAAGGAGCATGATCTCACAGCAGTCGGCCAGGGTCATCTCGGCCAAGACCTTGTAGGGCTGCAGGCTGGCAATCGCGGTTTGCAGCACGGCGTTGATCGTGGCGTAGGCGGTGCCTGCCGGGAAGTTCAAATTCTGTAAGACCTGTACGCTGGTGGCGGCGTCTAGTTCGGCCTTAGTGCGGTCATGGATCTGCAATAAACTGACATCGATCTGCGGCGGCGGGAAGGGTTCGGCATCGTGACCGGCGGGGATCCGTAAAGGTTTATTGATGTCGCCGTAGTCCACCCGCACGGTTTCGCCGTTGGGTCCGATAATCTTGATCCGGGGTGCGGCGGCGTAGCCTAAGACTTCGCTGTTAATCAGGGTGCCGCTCAGGTTCATATCTTCCCACATATGCGCTTTGTAGACCGTGTCTAAAAACGGAGTTCTTTGCAATCCGGCTTCGGTTTCCAGGCTGGTGCCGTGCATCCTGATCGCCCAGGGGATGAAGCCCAGCTCGCGCTTTTCATCCATGATTAGATAGTCGTCATCGCCGACCCCTTTGAGATCGAAGGATACCCAGACGGTGCGCTGTTCGTGGTCGGTGTAGTCGTACTGGACGCAGTCGGCGTCGCCTTCATCCTGGATAAAAGTTTTTACTTTGCTGGCCTGATCGCCCCAATACTGCACGACCTGACTGGCCTTCATCATCTTGGCGAGTAAGACGCTCTCTAACCCTAAAGGTGAGTAGCGCGGATAGACGCTCGACGGGTTGTGCGGCACCAGGGCAAA